GTTATATGAAAAGGCACAAACCGGAAGGATTATCTATAGCAACAAATACTATGGAAATCCTGACAGAGATTAATTCACATGTTTGGTTTGCTGATGTAGAAAAACCTAATCAAACAGGAGAATATATTACTTATGACATCTCATGTAATGAGGACTTTGCTTTACATGCTAAGTATCATGACTGGGAAAGAATATTTGAGTTCTTTAGAGATCATCCACTTGCTATGGGTTCATTTGCTACTAAGTATGTGAACAGTGACTTTGTTAAGTTTAATCCACAAGGTAAGATTAGAATAAGATTTAGTCTTATGCCAGAGAAGTGGAGAGAAATACTTGAACCCAATACAAGTACTATTGAATTAAGACTAAGTGCAGTACCTATATTTCTTGATGCAGGATATGAAGTGCATTTAAACTTTAGTCCTGTTATTGTACATGATGATTGGTTAGATGAATATAAGTTTCTTCTTACCAGAGTTAAAGAACATGCAATGTATAATAGATGGAATACTGATGCTGTCAAAGCTGAAGTAATATTTCTTACACATAATAAAGATAAACATGAGTATAATGAGAAAAATAAGATCATGGGTGAAGAGTTATTATGGAGGCCGGATATACAAGAGAGAAAGACTTCCCAGTATGGAGGAGAAAACATTAGGTATGCACAGGGATGTAAATCTAGTTACATTAAACAATTTACGGAGCTACATGATGCCATCATCCCCTGGAACACTATTAGATATATATTTTAAAATGGAATCACAAGAAACTAAAAAACTAGTTGCAGCAATTGCTGAGGAGCATTATAATATTACAGATGGTGTAGATGGTAATCTAAACTATCTGTGGTATATGTATCACAAGGGAACTAAGAAAGATGAGTTCCGGCCATTTGTATATATGGCTGAGCTAATGTTACTAAAGAAGTACAATTATATTACAACAACAGAGTTGCAGAATGTAATAGAGATGATGAGATCAGAGGACAAGGATAACTTCTATATAGTTACATTAACAGTTAAGAATTTGAGAGATTTAAGAATTAAAGAGCACGGGATTTATTCAAAGAATAATAAAGCATATAGTAATTTAAACCATACATATGCATTTGAAGTACTAAATCACGTTGTGTTTATGGAAACAATGACAGAAAAATGACAGAACAAGAATTAATTAACTTGGGCTTTGATAGAGTAGAAGTCTTGGATAGTGAGAGCCAAAATGGTTATGACTATTATTACTATGTATTAGATCTATTACCGGGTCTAACTTTAATATCATCAAGTGATAATGACAATAATGATAATGACTGGAAGGTATATAACTTTGATTGGAATAATAATGCTGAGCTAACTAAAGCATCTGTTCTTCATCTAAAGGAGGTTGCTGCCTCACAGGGATATCAGTCTCCTGGACTTTAGATATCTGAGCTTTTTCAGCTAGTATATTAAACATAATCATTGCAGCAGCTGATTTGTAGCATTCATCTATTTCAGATTGTAAAAGATCCATAGGGACAGGAGTAGTTAATACTTCTCCTGTTCTAAGGTGAATTTTAGTCCCAGCATCTGGGTTCATTGCATTAACAAATGATGTTCTAGTAATATGTGTTATATTGAGATGCTCAATATACTCACCATCTTTGTCTTTAAATACAATTGGTAAGAACATTAAATGATGGTATTATTTTCTATTTTGTAATTATTTACGGATACTAAGTTATCAGTTTTTGTTAGAATAGCAAAGCCGTGATTCCATTCATTTATTTCCATGTAGTCTGGAGCTAGGTCACAAAGACATCCAAGACTATATGCTCTTATGGTTGATGAGTCAGCAGTACCATAAACTCTTTGTGAGCTTTGAGAGCTCTTATGAAAGTGATTAATAATACAATTTGTTTTAAGTCTTAGTAATGCAGTTCTGGCAGGTACAACACCACCAGCTCCAGGAATCTTATCACCATGTTCTATAATAAAGTCTCCAAAGATAACTTTAGTTCTAAATGGGATATATTCTATTTTATATTCTGCGACATGTAAGATTACATCTAGTCTAAATTCATCCATGTCAAGTAACTCAGATGCTTTTATTTTTAGGTATCTTTCAAATCTATTTTCATGGTTACCTGGTATGAAATAAATAGGAATGTCTGGGAATCTTGACCGCATGTACATTAGAAACTCCTTACCAGATTCTATTTCATCTTTAAAATGGACTCTTCTTGGATCCTTTTCATGAAAAGAAAGCTGATAGAAGTCAAGTAAGTCACCATTGATTAGGATACTATCTACTCTTTCTGCTTCCATTTTATCACATGCAGTTTCTATTGCATCTTCATCATGATATGGAATGTGGATGTCACCAATTACACCTAACTTCTTACAGCCAGTAGGAAATGTAAATGTTCCTCTTTTTTGTGTAAGAGAAGATGGTAGTGATACAAAATTATTCATAACTTTGGTTTTAAGTTCTTGTTGAAATTCTTTGGTTCTTAATGCTTTTCTATTATTACCTCCCATTTGACCTCTGTAGTATCTTACTCTGACATAAACTTGTTCAAGATTAGTAAAGAATCCTGCATTTTCATCATAGATTTTACGGGATATAGTTTTACTAGGAGAATTGGGAAATTTTTCAAGATATTCTAAGACAATTTTAGTATTCTCTTTAAAGCTGTTTTTTGAATTTTTACTCATGAGTACATAATAATATAATAAAAATATACGATATGTTTAGTTTCAAACTTATTAAAAAGAACGGTAAGTTAGTGTATATTAATGAAAGGACAAAGATAACTTATCAATTATTTCTTGATAAGTTAGCTGATGGACAGGAAATTGAAGTCTTTATGGGACTATCTTCTAGTAATGGTAGTCTAGCTCAACTAGCTAAGATTCATGCGTGTATAAGAGAGCTTGCAAATGAAGCTGGATATACATTTGATGAGATGAAAGTAATAGTAAAAAAGCATGCAGGTCTATGCATGGATGATGAGAACTGCAAGTCATTTAAAGACTGTAGTAAAGAAGAATTAGCAATGGCAATACAATCTGCTATAGAGATTGGTGCAGATTTAAATATTAACCTTGCTTAGGTTCTACATAACCTGGGTCATTTGGTTCTAGAACTTCCTTCTCATCATATAGATCAGGATTTTCTTGCACTTGTTTTTCTATTTCAGATAGTAGGAGAGTGATAGTATAAAATGCTCTTTCAAAGTCACCAAGTTCTTGGTATTTTTTAGTTAGAATGTGTTGTACACTTTCTTCCTGACTCTTACCATCAATAAGATGTTTAAAGATTGTATACAATGCATCTTTTGACATTAGATAGAAGTTCTTATTGACCTTGATATCAATTAGTGCATTATCTTTTATTTCTTTTACTTTTACTGGCATGCTAAATTGTTTTAACAAATATAATAAAAAATGAAAATAGAATTAGAAATAGACAGCATTAAACAAAAATTGTTTGATAGGCTCAAACCAAGTGGTTGGGATGTATTTTTTAAACATTATATATTTAGTTCTGATTTTACAAACACTTTAGAGAGATTGTATAAGATGACTATTTCAGATATAAGATTTACTCCGCCATTAAAAGATCTTTTTGCTGCATTTGAAGAATGTCCTTATGATCAGTTAAAACTTGTTATAGTTGGACAGGATCCATATCCGGGTCTTGGTGTTGCAGATGGCATTGCATTTAGTTGTAGTAAGACTGGCAAATTACAACCAAGTCTTAAATATATGTTTGATGAGATTAATAAAACTGTTTATGGTGGTACAACTCTATGCACTGATGTCAACTTAAAAAGATGGTCTAATCAGGGAATTCTTATGCTTAATACATCTTTAACAACTCAAGTTGAAAAGGTTGGTCAGCATTATGATATTTGGAAGGGATTTACTTCATATTTATTTGACTATTTAAATCATAATAAAAAAGATCTTGTGTATATTTACATGGGAAAGAAAGCTCAGGAATGGGCAGACTTTGTTGGTGATGATAACCACAAGATATTTACAAGTCACCCAGCAAGTGCAGCATATAATAAACAAAAAGAGTGGAATTCAGATAATGCATTTCTAAAGGCACAATATGCTGTTGCAGAGAAAACTGGATTTATAATTAGTTGGTAGTATGGAAGATATATTTTTAAGGTTTATTGGTGAGGGTATAACACCTAACAGTTATTACATATTACACTGTATAAAGAATAGTATAATACCGTGTTCTTATGTCAGCAAAGAACTAGAGATTAATAGATTAATTTCTGATGGTTGGTTAAAAGAAGACTTGACATTAACAGATAAAAGTATTATCTTTACTACTGAGATTGACGGATACTTTAAGAAGTCAAAGAAGAAAACATCTAAAACTTTATTGGGAGATAACTTTGAGGA